AAACCGAACGGTCTTAACAGCAAATAACCTAATATTATTATCTTTCTTTGTCTTTAGTCCTCCAGGCAATTGCCATATGCTTTATATCTGAAACCATCTTTGACCAATATTCTGTACTTTTATTGTTGATGATGTTCAATTCCATTGACAATTCAATATAGAACAATAACTCATCACATTTTGTTATTGCTTTTGTCTGGAGTTCTGATCGCTCTTTAGGATAAAGTCTCAAGTCTGTTCGGTTTGCTTCATATAAATGCTCATAAATCTCAAGTGCTTTATTTTGCATTTTATCTACGAGTGAGAACCTATATTTTTTCGGATAACGGTTACAATTAGAAGTTATTATTAAAGTATGCTTTGCTAGCTCTTTTGCTTTAAGAATAACTCTGAGTTCTTCTGCCACTTAATTACTTCTCCTTAGATTCAAAGATTAAAGGGGAAAAGATACAAACTGGGCGAACACCGCGGCTGCCGTTGCAATAGATGTTGCGGATGATGCCGGACGGAAGAACAACGGTAGTCCATGTATAATATCCGCTGTGCGACGTACTCCATGGAGTAAGTAACCACCAGCAACACTCTTCATTTGGAATCAGGCTTCTATATTTTCTGTATTCGTCAAGAGTAAGCAGCGAAACCTTGTCTTTGCATGCTCTGTATTGATTCTGCCCATCAACAGACAGTAAATCCCTCTCAAATTTAATAACATTCTCCTCTCCAATTTCATTTTCTATTTTTTCAAGGAGATCACTATTCAGATGCTGACGTAGTTCACTGATTCTCCAGTCATTTGTGTCTGGATCAAATCTCGTCAACTCTGATTTTTCTGCAAGGCACATACAGCCTGAATCAAGAACATCAAGGATTTTCCATTTTAGCCCTGCAAGTTTGAACTGATTGCCTGCTTTAGGCTCAACATCAATTTTTCTTTTTGAATTGCCTTCTAAGATGCTTACTCTTTTCTTTAGATCATTGAACTGTTGTTGCAACGCTTCTAATGTTAATTCAGCCATTTATTTTCCTTTCGATACAAAGATGTTAGATTTTAAGATACAAACTGGGCGAACACCGCGGCTGAAGCCGCAATTGTTGCCGCAGACGAGGCCGGACGGAAGAACAACGGTGATTGAACGATTGCATTCACGGTTTGGACTAGTCCATGCTGTACAAGTCCACCACCAATCATCCAAATCATTATTAACAATTAAGTTGTTATACTTTCTGGCCTCATCAAAAGTGAGTGGGCGAACCTTGCATGTTAACTCTCCGTAGTCGTCTTGTCCATCTACCGTTGTTAAACTTACGGTGTGTTCTACTAGGTTCTCGGCTCCAACTTCTTCCTCAATAGTCGGCTGAATTTCAGCTTCGGTGTATTTTCTAAGTTCAGATGTTTCGTAATCTGCTGTATCATCTGCAAATTTTTTATGTTTTGCTATAAAATCCTTCGAGATAGCTTTGGTTTTTCCTTCGTGCTGTTCGAGGACAATATAATCATTCTCTCCAATACAAAATGTTTCTCCGGCTTTTAAACTTTCCAGTTTAACCTTGTTACTCTGCTCTCTTTCTTCAAGCATTTTTACCAATGCTCTTGCAGCTTCAAGTTCTTTACTCATCTGTCTCCTTTCTACAGCCGCGGTGACTTGACCAAATCACGCACAACTCTATATTTTGAAATGTTTTCTCCATCTTTCTCAACAAAGTAGAACGCTCCATCATTCGGTTCTCTGAAACCGCTGTAATACTTTGTATTTACCATTACCGCATCCTGCTCCTTGCAGCGGCTGCACCATTCGCGGATTTCTGCGCCGAGGTAACTTTCTCCGCTGTTCACTACAACCATTTGCTCTCTCCTTTCTTTTCTTCTCTGGTGGATTGTAGCAATCTATAAACTCGTGTAAGTCATACAAGCTGCATCCTCTAAATTTCAATGTTTCATTTTGTTTCCATAAGCGTTCTGCTCTCACACCAAATTCGTCTGAAAAGCTCTGGATCAACCCTTTCATGGCTTTCTGCCTAGCTCTTTTAATTTCTGCTGCCGTCCTTCCAGACCTTGGCGCTATTGCATCCACTCTTCTACAGATATGTCCAATCAGCTCTAACCGCTGCTCCTCTGTTAGCTTCATAGGCTTATTGGAGCTGGCGATAAATCGCTTGAATGATCTTGGCATCATACAGCGCATTGTGTTTTACCCCTTTGGGAAGTGGCTTTCCCAGCTTTGTTAAGAGTTGTTCTCGTGTTAAATAAAACGC